GGTTTGTTCTCCCGCAACGTTTTGTCACACTTCTTGTAACCAAAGTTATACTGAAAAATGACTTTGGAAGTTGGTTCAGCTTTCATGATGTGCTGATATATCTGATGTTCCCTTGGAGAGTCATGCATGATGAGGACATATGTGCAGTCTATACTAGGATCTAAGTTACCTTTTGGAAGTTGGTAGTCTCTATAGTAGTAACAGCTATCCATTACAATACGTTAGAAAATTTACTCCTCAGGTTCAACAACTTTGAGTTCATATTTGTTCTCCCCACCATAGACAAGTTTCTTGTAGAGCTTCTTCATGAACTCGGGCATATTGTTACCATTTGCAGTCACATCGGAGATGCCGGGCAAAAAGCAAGACATACGTCTGTAAAATAGAGTGTTCTTGTCAGATACGTCTTTAGACGCATCACCAACCCGGTAATACTGTTTATTAAACTCACCAATGTTTTCCAAATCATCTCTATGAGTCACCTTCATCTGGATCCTCTTATTGTCATTCTTTGCATTGATAGCACCAGAGTGTATCAAGTTTGCATCAAATAATATAGCTTGCCCAGGTTCACATCCAACACTCTTGATTGACTTTGTAATGTAAATCTTGTTTCTCTCTTTGTGAGACTTGGGAATCACATCTAGGCATGACTTCATCTCTTCCAAAAAGAAAATGATCGTATAGGAAGGGTGTTTCATTTTGGGGTTAAATACAGTCCCATTTTCATCGCGATGACATGTAGACACGCTAGACTTTTCTATAGAGAAAATGTAATCAGAGAACACATAATCTTCACCCAAAATTGTTTGAAGTTTCTTTAGGACTCCCGGATGCTCGTGGATAAACTTCTTAGCTTCTAAGTACTTCTTAGAATCAACTAAACCCAATATGTAATTAATTTCACTTTCATTGAAGGCATCAAATACATGAAAACCGCTGTCAACTACCTCTTCCGTCTGAATAAAATGAACATGATTAGTTGCAGTCACGTACATAAAGACTATTAGTAAAATCAGTATCAATATGTATCTCATTTTACTTATAGTAATATTTTAAATATACTGCTCAGGTTCCGTAACTCTGACTTAATTGTAAAACTATAGGATCGTCGGCATTTACTAAAGTGGTACAAATATACTTGAAATCTGATTTTACTTTAGTTCCACAGTGAGGAAAAGTCCATGAACATGGAAACATTAATATTTTACCTACATCAGGTTTTACAGACCTTCCATTTGGAAATTCAGTTCTACCACCATCTTCTATATCTAACGTATTAAGATATATTATAATCTGTATAAAAAGTTTGGAACCTATAGCTCCATCAAAATGCCATGGAAAATAGTCACCTTTTTTTATTTTCTGAATACAATATCCAGTATCTTTCATATTAGTAAGATTAAGTATACGATCAAGTGGATGATGTTTTTGATTATAATCAAAATTATACTTTACACATTCCATATATTTTAAAACAGCCTTTTTTACACATGTGTGTATATCAGAATCAATTTCTCTCCATTCACTTGATCCATCAACAGCTAACTGTGTATTATATTTTGGTCTATACACATGACTACCATCACCCATACCATATTCCATATAACCTTCCATTTTACTTGAATCAGATTCAAATTTTTTTATAATTTGTTCACATAGTTTGGGTGGTACAAAATCTGGCAATTCAACTATAAACTTATCCATTATTCAATTAATTATTACAGTCTTTAAATGCTTTCCACTCTATAAAGTTCATCCTTTGAACCACCGTCTTTACTTGTTCTTTTTGTTTTTACTGCGGAAAAAGCACCCAACCACTTGGAGACCACCCGACCCGAAACTGACGCGGCGTCATCACTCACCACGATACTAAGACCGTTACATACATCTGGTTTATTCTCCTTCTCAGGGAACTGAACCAAGAAAGCTTGGATCGAAATGGACGGTATATCTGGAGCTTCATCCAGAAGTTTATCATACTCTTCACGAGATTTCATGATAAACTCAACGACATTTCCCCGATGTTTGATGTCTAGTGACAATTCCATGTCTACTGACCTATAGAATTTTGACCACTGCACACACATCGCAGAATGTGACTCACTAAGGGGAAGACTCTGACTGAATTTACTTATTGAAGAGAGAATACCACCCAAAACGTTGAGAAATGCGAAAAAGTATTGGATGATCATGATATTGTTCTTCGTGTCCTGAGAGACATCTTCGTTTCCACTGGGATTGAGAACCGCGAAACCACCGACACCTGTTATCGATGCTATAATAATTGAGGGGTAGGCCAACCAGTCATTTTGCTTTTTGTAATATATCCTGGCGTGATTATGGAGCCATCTATATCCTGCGGCCTTCTCTGCCCACTTGATAAGTAATTTCTCCTGCTTTTCACACCATTCACATGAGTCATCATCCATTATGAATCTTATTTAAACGGATATTTAATTGTTGTCCACATAGTTAGTTGTAGCTAAAGTATTTTTAAATTGAGTATATAAAAGAGTGTAATTATTTGTTGGTAGAGTATTTGAAACAGCGCTAATAGATGTTCTGGTAATACTATTTTGTATATTTTTGTTATTATAGCTTTCCTCATCATTCCATCCTATAAAATCACCTTGTACGCTATATTCCCATTCTTGAGGTACTGGTGGTATTGGTGAAGTCGGGTCCAATACTTTCGTAGGCTTTGGTAGTTTGGTCGTAGTTACATTTTGACCGTTTGTAGAATAATATAATTTAGAACCGTCGGCAATTGTTACAATTAAACCCATTTAATAAGTATCAATATATTTTTTTGCGGAATCTCTTGCGAGTTTATCCACCTCTTCATTAAGAGGATTTCCGTTATGGGCTTTCACCCATTTCCACTGAACATCTTTCAATTGATTACGAAGTGTATCAATTTCAATCCAAAGATCTTTATTTTTTACATCATTCCCTGAAGAAGTTCTCCAACCGTTCTTTTTCCATTTGTGAATCCACTGGGTAATCCCCTGCTTCACATAGTTACTATCCGTGTAAATACAGACCTCAAAATACTCCCTTCGTAAAGACTCTTCCAGAGCTTTAGCGACTCCCATCATCTCCATCCGATTGCTTGTTGTATTAGGCTGTCCACCGCATAACTTATAAATATCACTGACCACACCCCAACCACCAGGTCCAGGATTTCCCAAACAGCTCCCGTCAGTGTAAACATCGTAGTACATATTTACTTATTTGTAATAATTTCTAAGTATATTACAAATGAGAGATATCGCACCCTTCTTAATGTTGATTTGCTTGTTGTGTCTCTGCTCTTCATCTGCGAGGGCAGCGGGTAGTATTCCCACCACTCCAATGGCTTCTATGACGAGTAGTTTTACACTCCTAGGTACGCTGATGAGAATGACTACGGGTGGGTTGTTTTAAGTATTCAGAAGCCCTCTTTGGTGTTTTACATATAGTGTCACCACAGTGGTCCCTGTTTTGATACACAGAATTGATTGAGGCTGCTACTTCAGTACATGTCTTTAGGGACCATCGTCCCAATTTAGGCTTTTCCGTTTTCAATAGACTTTCCAAGAGTGTCTTGAAAATCATCGTTCTTATAGTAATGGAGGTTGTACTCTCTAAACCTCATACATTTGTATCCAGGAAAAAGAGAATCAAACTACCTCGTAAAGTTGTCCACAAATTAAAAGAAGTGAGTCATCTATCCTATGTTAATCAATGGGAATACGCGGGTAAAATTGAGGATACCAAAGTGACGTATGTCACATCTAAAAGTCGTTGTTCAGTGAAATCCAATGAGATTGAACAGATATGGTACTCAGAAATAGGTTTCCACACGCACCCAGGTTTGGGTGAAGAGTACGAAAGTATAACAGAAAATACACCAATCTATGTAACTCTTCCAAGTTCCCAAGATTTTGAAGCTTACATAAAAGGTTTTCCAGAGATGCAGTGTAATATATTATGTGATGCACACGGTTACTACGTGATTGACATCATTAAATCGGTTGACTATAATGCTCTTCCATTACCTGAAGCAGTTGACAGATACATGTCACGGGTACGTAGTACACCATTCATGCGCATTAATGTATTTTCTGATGAGGGTCTGGAGTTCTTTCACACAACCTTAAAAAATTGGAAGAGACAAATAAATTCAGATATCCACAGAGATATGATGCATCAATTTGGAATTTCTATACGTTACTATGGATACGAAGACGAACCTCCCGTCATAACTGTTGTTGAAGTTTAAATCATTTTTAAAAATTACGATTAATAATTTTTAAATATGAAGAATTAATTAATTAATTTTAATAGCAAATACAAAGTTGATTTGTATGCTTAGTTAGAGAAGGCAAGACCACCCATACCGGACTGGATGCGGAGGACGTTGTAGTTAACCGCGAACATGTGCATGGTGGTGGACGCAACACCGGCTGGGATGGTGACCGCGACTTGGGCGTTGTCAATGCGGGAGAAGTTGCAAGTGCCAGTGGGCTGATGCTCCTCGGGCTTGAGCGCGAAAGAGTACGAGTACACACCGGGGTAGGGGCAACCGGAGTGATGGTTGTAGCTCTGGACTTGGTTGAAGTACTTACCCTTCTGAGCCTTGAAGCGGTCCTGGCCGTTGAGGATGAGCTTGAAGTCGGTGAGGGGACCGGCGTGCTCCTCAGTGAAGGCAGCCGCGGAGCCGTCCTCGCCGCACGCGACAAGGGGAACGCCC